ATTCTTTTTACTAATCACATTTATGATAACCCAACTTCACTCTATCCTGAATTGGTTAAAAAACAGTCCGGTGGCTCTGGCCCTATTTATCTTGCTTCTTTGTTGGTTCAGCTTGCGACTCGAAACGAGAAGATTGATAAGAACGAAGGACAAGAATCAATCGCTGTAGCTCATAACGTAAGTGGTGTTACATTGTCAGCAATGACAGTCAAGAACCGCTTTGTACCTGCTTTCTTAAAGGCAGAACTATACAATAACTTCCGTACCGGTTTAAGTCGCTATACTGGCTTAGCTGATATGGCAGTAGCGTTTGGAGTTATTCAACAAACCGGTGCTACGTTCCAGTTCAATGGTGAAAAGATAGGTTATCGTAAGACTTGGGAAAACGATACCGAGTTTTGGGATAAGAAAGTACTGCCGATACTCGAACAGACTCTTAAAGAGAAAGTCGGGTACGGGTCAAGTAACCCAGTTCTAGATGAAGCTGAAAAGCTTACAGAAGAACAAGAATAATAAAGAAAAGCTAAGGGCAACCTTAGCTTTTTTTATCTTTTAATATATAATAAAGGTATGAAGAAAACTTCTCTTCAAGTCAATAGCGATTTCTTTGAAAACATTGTAGCATGTCAATGTTTAACTAATGCTTACTATACTTCTTTAGTATTGGATCATTTATCACCAGATAATTTTAAGAATCCAGGTAATAAACTAGTAGTGAGTATTATTAAGGACTTTTATCTAAAGCGTAGAGCTTTACCTACTATTACCGAGATTAAAACATATCTCAATAAAGAAGAAGACTTAAAGTTATTTAAAGATACGGTAACTACATATAAGCAATATGATACAGCTCTTAATATGGAAGAGCTTATTGCTAATACTGAAACGTTTTTTAAAGAGAAATCAGTATACAATACAGTATTAAAGATTGTAGATGACGTTTCAAACGAAAAAGCTGATTACGCTAAGTTTTTATCTTGGTTTGAAAAGGCTTGTAACATATCTTTAGTTAGTGATATTGGTTTAGACTTTTTCGGTGATTACGAAAAGATTATCGACGAATTAGGTACAAAGAGTGAAGTACTACCTACTGGTTGGGGTTTTATTGATGATAAGATAGGTGGTGGTTTAATGAAGAACGGTAGAGCACTCTATCTATTCTTAGGTCCGACTAATGTAGGTAAGTCTATCTTCTTAGGTAATGTAGCAGCTAATATGGCTAATAAAGGCTTAACTACAGTTCTTATATCTTTAGAAATGCCTGAAATGATGTATGCTAAACGTATTAGTAGTCATCTTTCTAAAATCCCTATTAACAATATTCAAGATCAAGTATCATCATTAGACGCCTACTTTAAAGGTGTAGTAGATACACATAAACGTAAACTAATCATTAAGGAATTCCCACCGAAATCTATTACTGTGTCAGGTATTAAGGCCTATCTTGAGTCTTTAGTAAAGGCTGGGATAAAACCGGATATACTCGTTATAGACTATCTTGGACTGATAAAGGCATCACAAGGTGAGAACTCTTACGAACAAGGTAAAGTAGCTGCAGAAGAGTTAAGAGCTCTATCATACTTCTTTAACATGCCTGTAGTTAGTGCTATTCAAACTAACCGTGAAGGTATGGAGAAACCAAGTCTGGATACCGTAAGTGAATCTTTAGGTGTAGCTTTTACTGCAGACGTTGTTTGGGCTATCTATCAAGAAGAGGGTGATCAGGACTTAGGTATTATTAAAGTGGCTGGTGTCAAGAATCGTCTAGGGCCTAAACACGGAGCAACAGCAATGCGTATAGACTATACCACTCTATCATTAACTGAAGAGAAAGGATATATCGGATTAACTAATAATAAATCCGGTGGTGGATTAAGTGAGTTAACAGACCTAGAAAATAAGCTGGAAAATATAAGTCGATAGGTTAAATAGATTATAGTGAGCTTTAACAAGATATATGTTTTTACCGACTTCGATTTAGATGGAGTTGCTTCTTTACTAACACTACATTGGGCGTTAGGTGCTAAGCCTGGCCAGATCGCGTTTAAGACAACTACAGTTACTAATTTTCGTAGAGACTTCTTAACATTTTTAGATCAAAATAATGCAAATAATTTTGATCAAATCTATGTCTTAGATTTAGACGTTGCTAAGCATGCTGATATTGTTGACAGAAAAAACATTATTATTGTTGATCATCATGCAACACATGTGAGTAATTTATCAGTTTATAAAAACGCTGAAGTTAGTGTTACTGAAACTACTTCATGTGCAAAGAAAATATACAACTACTTCAAAGCTCTTGGTAAGTTAGATAGCTTAACTAAAGAGCAAAAGTACTTCGTAGCTTTAGCAGATGATTATGATTGCTATCAGTTTAAATTGCCTGAGACGTACGAACTAAATTGTCTTTATACTAATACCCAAAGAACGTCTACAAAGCAACGTGCAGAAATATTTTTAGAGAAGTACTTTAACGGTTTCAGACCTTTTAATGCACAAGAAAAAGCAATCATTAAAGAATTCGTAGACCGTAAAAATAAAGCTATAGCTAGTCTAGAAATATTCACTGGTAAAGTTGCTATAGCAGGTAAAGAGCGTGTAGTATACGGTACTACAGGTAACAAGTTTGTTAACGAGATTTGCGATCATATGTTAAACACCCACCCAGCTGACATTGTATTCTTTGTCAACTCAGACAACTCACACGTATCGTTCCGCAAAAATAAAAAATGTGAAGTAGACTTATCAAAGTTAGCTGCAAAATTATGTGATGGGGGAGGTCACGAATATGCAGCGGGTGGAAGATTGACAGACGCATTTCTTAATTTCACCAAACTACTCACGCCTCTAGCATAATATGTCCGGCGTAATAGGAGCTCTTCAAGAAGCTGTTTTAGAAAACCCCTTAAGCAATCTCGCAAGAGATGAAATAGAGGCTGAATTGGTTAAGTTCGGATCGTTTTGTTCCATTATACATAACAAAAAACTTAACAATGTTACTATTTTTTCGTTTATTGTCAAAAATAAATTATATCGTAAGATTTTTATGGAATTGACTGATACTGATAATGAAAGAGAAGCAATACTGTTGTTTCTTAAGTACAATTCCAATCTTTGCCGTAGCAAAGTAGTGAGAGAGATATTAAAATCATAGCTCTTTAATGAGCCTAGAACAAGTTTACAACACATACTTAAGCGTATCCAGAGGTCATATGAACAAGCCCTGGAAAGCGCGTAAAGACTTTGATGGTTTTGATAAAACACCAGACGGTATTCTATGTACCCGTTTAGATATGTTCTTTAAACGATTCCCACAAATTAACGCAAAAGACTTTTTACTAGCTCCGTACGTTATATACAAAGATGAGGATCACTTTCCGTTAAACTTCTATCTTACTCAAAAAGCTATAGCTTGTTATTCTTTATTACAGAAACAAAGACAAGAAGAATTACCTGACACAGATAGTCATATTAAAGACATTATTGAATCATTAAAATACATTGCTACAACCGTGTTAAACGAAAAGATAACACTAGCTACGTACTGTAATGCTAAAGCAGGATATACATGGAGAATCCTTGAGGATTATAACAGTAAGAAGTTAAACGTGTATGTTCTACTATCTTTACCTTGCTTCGATAGCGTATTTGATAAATTACAACAACAAGATAAAGAAATCTATTTAAAGAGTGTAGCCAATGAAGTCGTTAAGTTTAAGATGCGTTTAAATGCATCCGACAAGGCGAAGAAAATTATTTCGGAAGGATTAAAAAGAATCAGTGCAATACAGTAACTTTTACTTGATTAAAACTAAAACAACACTAATATAACTTATCATCATAATATGAAACCTTATAATATATCAATGTTCGATAGCATTAAAAATGCTGTAGAGAAAGCTAAGAATAAAACAGGCGGTAGTTCAGTTTACCGTAATATCTTACAATTAGAACCTAATGAAAAGCCTTACGTAGTACGTCTTTTACCTAATATTAAGAACCCAGAAGAAACAATTCTTCACTATTATCATCACGGTTGGAATAGCATTAGCACTGGTCAATATGCTAGTATTACATCTCCTACAACCTGGGGTGATCGTTGCCCTGTAAGCGAATTGTACTTTAAGATTTTACGTGAAGGTACAGAAGCAGATAAAGAACGCGCTAAAGCTAACTTACGCCGTAAAGAAAACTGGTACGTTAATGTTTACGTAGTTAATGATCCTAAGAAACCAGAAAACAATGGTACTATTAAGGTCTTAAAATACGGTAAGCAATTAGACAAGATTATTCAATCAGCTATCAACGGTGACGATGCTGATGAATTCGGTGCAAAGATCTTTGACTTAAGCGAAGAAGGTTGCAGTCTTCGTATCAAAGTAGAAACCGTTTCAGATAAGCCAGGTGCACCAAAGTACCCAACTTATACGGCTTCTAAGTTCTTATTACCTTCTGCTATTGAAGGTCTA